CATCAGCTTCCTCGCTAGTAGTTTTAATCCAGAGGTTATCTAGAGACTTAATCAGCTCTATCTCCCAAGGCGACAAATCAACACCACTTAAATCACACCATGCTTTTATTATGTCGTAGGAAATAGGGTTAGGGCCACTCATACCGTATGTTCTACCATCATGTAGTTCGATAAAAGTGGCCCATATGTGAGCGGCGACATCAGGGAAAAGAGCTGAAGCATTGAAGTCCTCAACATCCCCTAGCTCTTTCCCTAACTGCTTTGCTACTTGTGCAAGGTGGTCAGACTCAGTGGCTTTACCTTTACCACTGCTAACCTTACGGCCCATCCTAAAGGAATACTCAGCGTACTCCAGTAGTTCAGCCTTTACTTGCCCAAAAAAGCCTGAGCATCACCCAGTGCAGCATCAACCTGTTCACGGACCCAAGGGAGATCAGTAAAGACCTCACGGACCTTAGTCTCTGTGCAAGTTGGTTGTTCACCACCAAGGGTAATTGTCCATGCGTCAACGCACTTCACCAACAGGTCCAGAGCCGAGGATTCAATCTCTTCAGCAGACAAGTTGAGTTTACCACCTGTCCGTTGTGCTTTCTGCAAGCGGCGGTTCTGTTGTGCGTGAGAGATGGACTTGTATCTCTTTGAGTAGGGTCCATGAATAGTGATCGTCATTTCACTACCATCCTCGTTCGTGAGGATTTCAGAGTTGACGGGGTTATACAGGACCACATCTGTAGTCTCTTTAGTCTTACCAATGTTCAGAAGATCGGCCATTGTCGGGTATCCTTTAAGGTTTTATCGGGTTGATTAAAAGTCGGGTAGGCAACTTACCTTACATTATAAGGCGGGCCGGAGCCTCACCCGACATAAAACTCCGGCCCTTTCCCTAGCTAGGGATTAGGTTGTCCGTGTAAGGACGAGGTTCGAGTTCTCAGTTGTATCGTAGAGCGACACAAAAGGAAGCGTAATCAGGCGGCTCTGTGGGTTCTGAACCGGAACAGATGCGCCATTGTACTTGACACGGGGGAACAGGAATGTGTATGCGCTTGCACCAGAGGGGTCATTCACCGATACTTCGATGGAACTCTCTGTCTCATTCAAGAACTTGTTGATGAGGGCAGCGTCTTCGTAATAGACAGTCATGGTGCCTTCGATAACAGCACGACCAAATTCAAGCTGCTGGGCGCTATCAGAGCCGACAACAAAGGTTGGGGCCAGAGAGTTAGTCACCGAGAAGTCGATGGATGTCACGATGGAAATAGCCGAACCACCATCTTCAATCGTACCGCTGTAGCTGTCGAAAGGAGCATTGGCGCTAGAAGCAGTTGGCGTACCACCAGTAGAACCTGTAGTAGCGGCTTGAGTGCCAGTCTTACCAACCATGTCGAAGGTAGCAGTGACCATCTGGTTAGGGGCAATCGACACGTTCAGCGTAGACACCGACATACCAGTGAACAGACGGAACTGAGAGATGTCGTTAGCTGCGTCTTCGATGCTGAAGTACTTTGGTGCCGTACCAATCTTCAGTGTGTTAGTCGAGAACGAGTTCAGGAAAGCACTCTCAAGGAAGGCATCATAGTCGCCTTTACGAAGGTCAACTTCAATCGAACCACCAGCTTGCTTGTTACCGTGGCGATCAACGCGAGGCATACGGTCAGCTTGGATTTCATTACCTTCAACACGGTCCTTGGTCACATCAAGCGAGTGGGTGTTGAAAGGCAGGGTAGCGAAAGTTGGTGTGGAGGGAGTGGTGCCAAACGTAGTCTCTGCAATGTATGCGAGGCTGGAGCGGCTACCTTGTGAAAAAGCCATAGTTATTCTCCTTCAGAGATTTCTTTAGTGTAAGTGGATTTACTAGCTTTGGGCTTCTCTGTGTAGGAAGAGTCAAGGGCCACAGCTACTTGCGAGGGAACTTCGTCACCTACGAAGTATGTTTTGCCAGTGTAGGCAAAATTCTTGGTTGCTTTGTACATGATGTACTCCTTTAAGCGTTATAGATGTACCAGCCGATATTCACTACCGTGTAATACCAAGGGCTATCTACAAAGCCGTTGTCTCTCTCAGCGTAATCAATGGAGACGATTATGGTCTCAGCATCACTATTCGTGAAAGAAATGTCAGTTGTAGCCTCAAAGGCTGTCATAACCTTGTTAGCTATGTCATCAGCAACAGCAGGTCCGCTTCCCTCAGGTGTGTAGCAGAACACACGGAAGACACCTTCATACCGTTGTTGTGGATTTAAGCCCCGTACAGCGGGTCTACGAGAGACGGGGACGTAGGACACCTTAAGGAAGCTAGTGCCTGTCTGTGGCTCAAAGGAGACGTTCTCATAGGCTATGCCAGAGGGTAGGCCAGAGGTGTTAGCTAGGCGGCTCTCAAGGGCAGCACGAATATCATTGTAGATGCTCATCCGAACTTCCTCCTGATCTTCTGGAACACATGGTATCCCTCTCTCTGCCAGTTCTCACCATTCTCAACGTCTTGTGAGTGTGGCGCACGGTTACGAAGGGTGAACCTCATGTTTCCAGACTCTAGCATGGACTTGAAATCAATACCTTCGATGTCACTGGACAGTTGAGTGTAACCTTCGTCCTTCTTGGCTTGGGGGTTCTGATTACGAGGCTTATTATCTGACGATCTTGAACGACCACCACCAAAACCAGCAGGTCCAATGGAAAATGAGGTGACATAAGCACCTGTGTCGATAGACTCATCAGGAACAGCGACATAAATGGTGTAAGCAGCTATCTCATCGAACTTTTGCTCTAGGGCTTCTGCTGATGCAACCTTGACTTTGTTCTTAACAGAGTCCATTGTCGCTTGTATGCTTCTACCATAGGCCATTACTCACGCACCTCACAGATGTAGCAGACAGCAGCACCAGCAGAGAAGATTGTGCTTACGCTAACGACAGCAACAGCATCACCTTGACCGAGGATAAGGTCTTCGTCGTCTGGTTCTACCGCAAGCCCAAGGGCAGGTATGACACAACGCCTTGACCCACGCCTAATTTCATCGCCTGAAGGAAGCCCCACAGAGAAATTAAAGAAGTAACCATCTACTGTGTAGTCGGTAGTACCAGAACCTGTGACAGAGCCTGTAGCTGGATCGTATGTACCAGCAGTAGTCTTCTTACGAAGTGTCAACTCTTCACCGTGGTCCTGAACCAACTTGAGTAGGTCATAGGAGCGGAAGGTCATACTCTAGCTCCTCATTCATACTCTGGTGTGTCGTAACTTGGAGGGTTCTTGAAGCGATCTCTACGGAAGGAACCTTCGATACGATTAGTGTTAGAACGAACAGCCTGAATACCAGACTTGGTGATACCACCAGCTAGTACACCAATGACAGCACCAGAAGTCTTGGCCTGATACTCAAGGTCATCAGCAAGGGTCTTATACTGCTTGGCAAGATCACTGTAGTTAGCACTAAGAGCGCCATCTAGACTTGTCGTGACCCTCCGAGAGAACTTAGAGGAGATAGCCCTAGCAGCCCAAGCAGCAGCATAATAGACGTTATCGCCACTCTCTGAGAGAGCAAAGACAATCTCTTCGTTCTGCACCTGCTGGTCTATTGTGTCAGTGTCTCCTACAAGAAGACGGACGGAGTTTAATCTTCCGGAAGCCGTGGTAGTATCTAAGTCTGTAGGATCGTAACTCCACGACATATTCATCCCCTTCGATTATCAATCGCCTAAAATACCGTCACGAATACGGTAGAAATCTTCTGTGATCCAAGAGTTGTTGTTCAGGAAGCGACGAATAATACCACGTTGCTTTGTATCAATCTTGGACTGAGGACACTTCTTCCTCTTGTATTCGTCTAGGCTAGAGGTTCTGCTCTTGACCTCAGCGTTAATCAAGCCAACTAGGGTATTCAGTTGCGCACCAGACATCTCTGACAGGCGATCACCTACTTTGGCTTGGACTTCAAACTCTGTGTTGTGGTAGATAAAACCAGTGGCATAGAGGAGCGACACAGTTTGTTCACTCAACCCTCGCTCTAACCAGTTAAAATGTTCTCCACGTTTCCAATTCTTATTGTCGGCAGATAGTGGCTGCTTTACGAAGACGGGCCAGTCTACTTGGAAGCCTAGATATGATGGGTGCATAGGACTACTCCATTGTGTTTGGATACTGTTATGTTCTTTTATTGGTGGGTAGTGACCCCAGCCCAGAAGACTGAGGACACTCCATTAGTTTAGTAACGCTAATTAAGCGATAACGGCAGAGAAGAAGTAACCCAAGTCAGCGCCAACAACTTTCATGTCGTATGCCATCTTAACTTGGATGTGTTCTGCAACCTGCTGACGCTTCAGCGCATCGTCCGAGAAGGACTCAACAGTGATGCCGAGGTTGTTTGCGCCTGGAATGTTGTTCCATGCGAAGGTCAGACCCGAAGCTGGGGTCATCAGACCAGCAGTACGAGGTGCGTGAACCAGCAGAGCGTTCTTACCACCGATGAAGGAGTTGCTTTCTGCCAGACCTTCGACAGCACCGTTCTTCACAGCTTCCATGACGTAGAAGTTCTCTACCTCAAAGATTTCAGCCAGCTTGGCATTGGTGATGAGTGCAGTGTTGGTGACAGTAGCACCACCGTTCAGGCGGGCCAGAATGTCAGGGTGGTTAATCAGGATGTCACGGACTTCCTTACCGACAACCATAGTGTTTGGCTTAAAGCCACCCGACTTCAGTTGCATGGTACGACGACCAGTGGTCACATCAGTGATTGGGGTCGAGTTGGTGTAGTCCGACCACAGGTTCGATGGAGTTACGTCTGTACCCCAGATGCTAGCTGCAAAGAAGGACGATGCAAACTGCTCTTCACGGTGGATCAGCAGGCGGTTGACAATGGTCTGCGAACCAGCGGCACGGATTTCCAACATGGCATCTTCGTTAGCAAGTGTCTGCTCATCGAAGTCCATGCCCAGACCGTAGACGTCAGCAAAGTAGCTGTCGTTCGAGATAGCCATACCGATACGGTTGACTTCTGTGCGAGGGGCAAGTTTCTTCACGTCACCAGTGCGGTTCATGTTCGCACGGTCGTAGATGTAGTACTTGTCCGACTGACGCTGAACACCCACAGTTGGGAACACTTTGTCAGCGATGAAGTTGGTTTGCTCTTGCACATATGCCAGCGTCAGGTTGCTGAGGGGCTGGTCAATATGTACGGCGGATGGGGTCAAAAGAGGCATTTCTATTATTCCTTAAATGCTTGGATTAGGCAGGGACAACGTTGCCGCCTTGGATCAGTTCGATCTCAATGATCTGGCCGTCCACAGCAGCTTCACGGGCATAGCCCAGTACGACATCACCAGCAGCAGCAGTGATCGCATCACCAGCAGCGTCTGTCTGCACAGAAGCACCAGCAGCAATAGTGCCACCAGCAGTTACCATAACAGAACCAGACACGCAGACAGTGACAGCAGCACCAGCAGCACCGCCAACAAGGCAAACACCGATAGCGTTCTCACCAGCGGCATCAGCAAGGTCAACCTGACCATCGGATTCCAGAGTTACAAACTTGAATTGAGCTGCGGTAAGGTCTTCCCCAGCAATGAAAGTGCGGTTATCGCGGGACTGCATAACGGCCATGATTATTCCCCTTTGTAGGATTTGTTAATAAGAGTTTTGCCTGTATCGGTCTTAGCTACAGCAGCGTAAGCCTTGGCATAATCACTCTTTTTGAGTTGGTTGTCGTCCATGTAGGACTTTACGAGAGCGTCGAGCTTGTCAGCAGAGGTAGCGAATTCGCCATCTACATCGGACTTACCGAACTCTTGCATGGCAGCGTTAAAAGCAGCATCAGCAGCCTTCAGTGCGACCATAATTGCTTCGTCCTCAGAGAACTTAGCTACGAGAGCCTTAGCGACTGTAATATCAAAGTGTGGCAGAGCCTCACCAGCACTCTTAGTCAGCTCAATGTCAGCCTTTTCGATAGCAGCAGCTTCGAGGGCCTTCAATACGGGGGCAGGGATGTCCGACTTAACGATCATCTCACCAGAAACTTCAATCATCTCAACTTCAGCTTTCTTTTGGATAGCATCAGCTTCGATAACGTAACCTTCTTCAATCAAACCCTTACGAAGACGCTCGTTTTCGGCCTTGAGTGTTTCAATATCAGCCTTCAAGGCATCAACATCTACAGCTTCAACGTCAGCTTCTTCAGCATCGTCAGATTTCATGGTCATATCGGTGTCATAAGCCTTCATGGCCTCTTCTTCCGACATACCCTTGTCCATGTAAGGCTTAAGTTTAGCCTTCATATCATCAGTCATCTTAGTAATTTCCTCTCCGGAAGTGTCACGCTTGAAGAGTGCGATAGTGGCCTCTTGATTAGCAGGTCGGTCAACCAGTGACACTTCCTCAAGCTGTAAGTTTTCAAGCAAGGTTGTCATACCTATTTCCTTTGCTTAAGTTTATATCTGCGGGTAACACTTGGAGGTTCCAAGGCACATGGAGGCCACAGATGGTTTTACCATTCAGCGGAACAATGTGGTCCACATGGTATTCTTCACCAGTTACCGACCTAAGGTCACGAGCTAACCAGTAGAAATCTCTTATCTCAGACTTGTGTTTATCTGATAGGGGTAGGTATCTTTCCCTACGCCTAGCTTGAGCCTCACACCTAATTGACTTAAAACTTGGAATGTGTTTATTGTCATAGTAGTATTCAGATGCTCTTTCACGAGCCTTTTGCGCAGTCTTCTCACTTGTCTTTCTCCCCACCCGACTTCTACTCTCTAGATTACGAGCGGTATGACAAGTTTTGCACATGGATTGTAACCGTTGTCCCTTTTTACCGAAGAGGGGGAGTGGTAACTCTTTTCCACAGGCACCAGTGCAAACCTTAGTCATCTGCAACTTCAACCTTTGTGGCGCGACCCCCGATAGAAAAGCCTGTGAACTCACCCTTTTTCATACGGTCCCAAGTTTCATCGTCGTGGACCTTAACTGCGATTAGCCAACCCTCAAGGTCAGACTCAATACCAAAGGCAGATTGAATTTCTTTTGTGAAAGGCATAGAGTGAACAATAGTTGTCGTAGGCTCACCTTTGTGCATAGTGAGGCCGTTACGAGCGCCAAGCATAAACTCTGTCGCTGCTTTCTCCATAGTGGCTGGGGAAATAATGTCGCCCTGACGGTCAACTACAGGTTTTCCACCCTTGGTGACGACAGAAGCATAACCGTAAATCATGCGTTGCTCATCATCAACCTTGGTAATCTTACCACTTGTTTCGAATTTAGTCATATCACCCACCGATGTATCTGCTTCCCACATGCGACAGGACCAATAACCAGCCGTTGTCTTGTCCTTCTTGGTGTCGCAGGAGTGGCGGGAGCGGAAATTAGCCCTAGCTTTGGGATCATCCCTACGGATTTCCATGTTAGGGTCACCGAAAGTTACTCGCTTAACTCTGTCGCCATCCTGAACGAAGACTTCAAACTTCTTGTTGCCACCTTGGATACGACGAGGCTTGTTCAGAGTAACCTTTTCACCCTGATAGTCAGCCTTAGCGAAGTCTACTTTGAGTATCTCAGCTACGATAGCCCTGAGAGCCTCTATACGGTCCACTCGCAAGCCGTCAGGCTGAGAACCGCCTTCTGAGGGGCCTTCTTCTTCGTCTTCCTCACCGTAGTAGCCTAAGTAGTCTTCATGGCTCTCAGCGGGCATATAAACGGCTTGTCCATCGTAGGTAGAGACGTGAGTAGCACCACCGAAACCCATGTCCATGCTACGAGCGCGGGCCTCACCCTCTGTCGTAAAGATGTCATTGGCATATTGTGCCTTGCTGACGACAGACTTACGGAGTGTAGAGACCTTGTGGCCTACCATCTGACCTGTGGGCTTACCCTTGTCGTCTACGATCTCAATGCGGGCAGCAGGTTCTTCCTTGGTCCCAGTGATCTTGACAGGGATGTTAGGGACATTACCTTCACGGATAATCTCACGAATAATACCACGGGCTGTACCACCTGAGCTATTCCAAGATACTCTTTGTCCTGTTTTCATTATGGTTCCCCTGCTATTGTATTCTTGACTAGGATCAGGTCAAAGTTAGCTGTCACACGAGTGTTGTTAGATTCTACGTCCGCTGATCTAAGGTCTAAATCAGACTTCTCTGGAAACTTGAGGGGTACAACAAACATATAGTTGTACTGCGCCTCATACACCTCGGCTATGTGTTTAATCTTAAAACTTTCGCCTTGCCCCCTAGAGTAAAACCTCACTTGAGCATCTTTACCCTTTTGTGCGGTACAACCTAGACTGACAAGATAAGCAGTGTAGCCTGCGGGAACCGTGTAGACACACATTAGGGTCTGCGAGTAGTCTACGTCAATGTTAGCAACGACAGTCCCGCCAGAAGAACCAGCATGAGCCGTAATAACACCCTCATTTGCACCTGTGTGGTTGTATATCATACGATAGACACGTCTAAACGTGCTGATGGTCGCAACTGGTGTAGTACCTGACATAACAACTATCTCAGAGGCTTCATTCCAGTCTTCGTCAAGACCGATAATCTCCAACTGACTTGTATCGTTACTGTCGTCTGACTTTACATAGATGATCTGAGGGTTGTCTAGTGCAGACCAAGGGTACAGTCCACCATTACTCCAGATTGTCTCTGGGACAGTACCAGCATCTAAGTCAAAATTAGCACCAAACTTGTGGACAGCAGAGTAGCCATTAGATTCACCTTTAGCTATTGCTAAGTAATCATGCTCATAGAGTTGCCTAGCCCACGTTGTCATCTTTTAGCTCCCCTGTGGACTGGACACCCACTTCAGGATCATAGTCCAACTCAGCAATGTCCATAAGGTCTTGAATGACCTCAGGGTGTGTGCTGACGTTAATACCTGCGCCGTTAAGGTTACGGAGGAACGAGGCAATCTCACGAAGATCGTGTGGTGCAACATCACCAGCGACAATGGTAGGCATCAGATCATAGTTCAGACCGTTCAACTCCCACAGACGCTCTACCAACTGCTTGTTGAGAACATCTA